CAGCTAACGTAACTGTATTAGAGCCGCCTGTGCTGTTTGTGTTTGTTGAGCCGCCACGACCTAATATAAAACGATCTGTTAAATCAGGAGTACTATTTGAACCATCGCAAAGCTTCCAACCCGAAGGTATATTAGCATTTGTGCCTGACCACATAACAATAACACCAGAAGGCACTGTCGTAATACCAGTTAATGCAGAGCCATCTATCGCAGGTAAAGCACCAGTAAGTTGGCTTGCTGGAATTGTACCCGACACTGAAAGATTGCCTGTTACGGATGCACCTGTTGCAGACACAGAAACCTTTGTAGAGCCTCCATGCTCTAACCTGTTAAAATCGTCATCTATACCAGTAACAGAAACCGTTGCTGTTCCTGAGAGCGTAATTGCCGAACCACTGTTGCTACTTTCTGTAGGCGTTCTTGTAAGCGTAGTTCCCGAAGCCGTATATGTTCCAGTGCCTATTTCAAAATTAGCACCTTCCTCAATAACATACTGAACCACATCGCCATTCGAAACACCAGCATCAGCAAACGATTGAAAGCCTACAGAAGCACTACCCAAAGTTACCGTACCAGCACCAGTAGTGCTAGTAGTCATCTTGGCTCTGTTAAATAGCTTTGCCATGATGAACTCCTACTATGTAAGTGTTAAGATACCGTTAGTTCCAATATCTACTGTAAAAGTATCGCCATCATTAAGCGTCAAAGATGACCCATAATCATAATAACCAATAATAGGATCGGCTGGGGATGTTGGTGTATCATTGTAGATAATAACATATCTAAATGCTGCAACCGCACCACCTGACGCTGTCAAAACCAAATCATCAGCCGAAAGTTTATATGTGCCTGATGTTTGTGTGCTAGTTACATTTGCTAATGTACGAGAAGATAAATTTGTATAAGATATTTCAGTAACATTAGCTAAAACACCATTTGTATCAGCCGTTGCGTCTGTGCCTGATGTTGGGTCTGTATTAGATAGCGCAACTTTTAGCGTGTCGCTGTCTAAGTCCATTGCGTTTGCTAAGTTAACCACAAAGTCATTAACCTTAGTAAAACTTGCCATTTAGTAGCTCCTTATTTTCATTCTGCGACCAGAGCCGCCAGTGGTTGCTCGTTCACTCTCCGCATTTATATCATTGATTGCCTTTTGATACAATGCACTCCATTCTGCTATTCTATTAGCTTCAGATAAATATGGCGCTGAGTGAATTAAAGAGCCATACAAATAGGCAGAGGGATAGTAAGTCATTAACCAGTTTGTGCTGTTTGTAGCTAAGTCTGGTATTTCCTCATAATACGTTAACTCAAGAGTATGATCACCGTCTGGAGTTGGAAATACTTCAAACGCTTGATCTAAAATTGTATAAACCCTAGGAACACCAACAGTATCAAGGGCTTCCTGTCTTAACTTTGATATTTCTAAAGCACCCACAAGCTCTAATATTCTAAACTCTCCTGAAGTTTTTACCATCCTAACAGGCTCAAGAAAGTTATTTGGCAAAGCTGTGTATTGAGAATCAACGGTTGAAACAACCCTATCCTGCATACGCCAATGCCTAAGTTCTTTGTTTAACTGACCTTCAGCAAGGGTAATAAAATCAGGTATAACTGCCGTTAAATCATCTCTATTTAAAAAATCAGCAATACTTGCTTTTAAATCATCATAGTTAGTTAAAGCCATCTAACAATTCCATCTTCTACGAGCAGCTTTGCCACGTTCACCTGTCCAGCCTCTAGACCTAGCGCAAAAAGACTTCTTACGAGCCTTCTCTTTTGCAGTTAAATTTTTCTTTTTTGTTACAGCCGTTTTTAATTTCGACTTTGGATTTTTTCTTCTATGTGCGGCTACGCCAGCAGCAGTCATGCCAGCGCCTTCTTTTACCGTTCTATAGTTACGACCTTTGCCTTTAGTCGTTTTAGGTATAGCTTTTTCGCGTCTTCTGGGCATTAAAAATTACTACTTACATTTAATTTAAAGACATAACAGCATTCATATATTGAGCTTGCTGTTCTGGCGGCATCATATTAAAATCCAAACCAGCCCTAGCAGCTAAGTCAATCGCCCTAATTCTTGCTTGTTGCATTGCGGCATTATAAGCGCCAGATTGAACATTATTGCCCAACATATAACTTTCCATATTACCCAACCTATAACCCTCTGTAGCAGGATCACTTGGAATGTTAGTAGGGCTAGGCGTAGCGGCAGGCATAGAGCCAGCAGGTTGCTGACCAAAACTCATACTCGGCATTGATCCTGCTGGTTGATCACCAAATTGCATTGATTGTTCTGGCCTTACTCTTGGCCTTGGAATTGTGCCAGAAACAGCCTGCACAATAGGTGACGTATTAGGGCTAACCATAGCACGCTCCATTTGAGAGCCGTATGGTTTTACGCCTAAATCATTAAGCATACCGCTAAAAATACCGCCCTTAAACTCATCACCGCGAGTATCAAAGCCACCGCCATCCATCATATCAAATATAGCAGGAACGTAACGCTTATTTACCTCATCAAAATAGCCGTATCTACCATCAGAGTTAGCTTTTGCACGATCTTCAGCAGAAGTGTTTTGATACCTAGCTGCACCTTTGTTAGAGCCAAGACCACCTTTTCGCTGCGCTGGTGTGCCGCTATGAGCAGCAGCAAAAGGATTAGGCCTTCCAAGTATTCTAAAATGATCCGCAATCTTTTCAGCGTGCGTCATATCTTTTCGCTCTTTACGCTCTTCAGCCATTACTTCTTACCCTTCTTCTTTTTGCTCAATTTCTTAAAATCAGCTTTTGTAATCTTTTTACGAGGTGGAGCAACAGCAGCAAGCTTTTTTTGCTTTGGGCTGTATTTAGAATATGGCATTACTTCTTACCCCTCTTGCTCTTTGTTTTCCAACTTATCCTAGCTGGACCTGTCTTACGTTTAGCCGCTCTCTTAGCAGAGGCGGAACTTGCTTTGCTTTTAGGACGACAAGCAGGGTAAGGTCTACCTTTATCTTTCTTGCCACTCCTGCCGCACTTCTTACCCGTTTTAACATCGCGCCAATCTTCCTTGAACCATTTAGTTAGTCCACCTTTGGGCTTACTAGGCATAAGTACCGCCGCGCTTTTTATACTCTCTTACCAGCCAAGCATTTGCATAAGCCGAAGGATAAACCTTAAACTTACGCTTTGCAGCAGCCTTTACCCTAGCATATAAAGCAGGGTTTTTAGGCTTGGGGCTAGATGATTTACGAGCTTTTTTAGCCATTACGTCCTCTTTCTAGCTTTTTTCTTGGCAGTCGCACTCAACTCAGCAAAATGATATAATCTTTTGCTATTCTTACCATGCGTCTTGCCGCTATGAATTTGACCATTAGGCATTTTGTGCATACCGCCTGTATGCTTTGTGCCATCCTTAAAGTAATGCCCAACACCTTTAGCCATTATCTACCAAACTTTTTAGCTAAACACTGGCCTGCTCTCTTGCAAGCAGCTTTTGTTGGGCAACCAGCGCAAGGCTTAAACTTACTACCGTCCATTACTTTTTCTTTCCACCTTTTTTCTTGCCGCCCATTTTCTTACCATAACCCATAGCTATCTCCTTTTTTCTGCAAAATAACACATTATGCAATTCCACGCAAATTACGTTTTATCTCACCCTTCCAGCTAGAAAATGCACCAGATAATGCAGTTGCAGCATCACTAGCCATCGTTAAACAAAGCGCATCAGCTAAGTCAGGTGAAGCTAACCCACGCTTACGCATTTCGTCCTTACTCTCAGCCTTCATCTTGCCAGAAGACGTAAAACTATACCGAATACCCGTTAACTCAGCCACTAACTGATCATCTTTCGGCAACTTACAAGCACGATCTTCAAACCAAGCCTTTGTCTTAAACCACAACTCAGAGCGCAAATTTAAATATGTAGCGCCCATACTAGGCGCTTCTGCAACATTAATACCTCGAACAGGTAAGCCAATCTCACGCAACCTATCAACAACACCAGAGCCAAGTCCAATACTATCAACAAGTATCTCTCTAGGCTGCTTAGAAGGCAATAAAGCCTCATATTCAGCCACAACACGACCCACAGTCTGCATCAAATCTAAGCCAGCCCAAGACCTAATTTCAGTCACAACAGAACCCTGACGCTTACATAGCGCAGTTTTGTCATTACCAAACCTACTAACGTCCAAACCCCACACACTTGGCAGGTTATCATCACCCTCAATGTCGCGGTGTGTAGCCGTTTCAACTAGGTGAAATGGTATGATTGTGTCGTCATCTGCTTGAGGAAACTCGCCTAACACTCTGATTCTAAAGGCATTACTGTCCTCGCCATAGCGCAACTTCATCTCTTCGATAAATTCATCACTCACCAAAGGACTGTCAACGCAAGACCAGCGCCTCGTCCACCAGCTATCTGCAAGCCTGTTTTGGCTCTCAAAAAACGTGCCGCTAGACCTAGTGGGGTTGCTCAACATAATTGTAGTAGCATTATGACCAGACATAGAACCAGCCGCAGCCTCAAATACTTGCTCTGGCACACCACTAGCCTCGTCTACAATCAGCATAACGTGTTCTGAGTGTACACCAGCCAGCGCTTCTGGCGTTTCTGCTCTTGAGGTTCTAGCCGAAATAAACATCTCACTAGGCGCAGACGTATGCTCAACACGGTCAGACTTCACGTTTAACACTTCCTTAAACGCATCAGGTAATTCATTGATCCAGCGTTTCATTTCTGCAAATAAAGCATCAAATAACTGGCTAGAGGTGGGGGCAGTTACAACCACCTTATTCGGGTAGTGCATCAAAAAATACCACAGCATAGCCCATGATGCTGCTGTACTCTTGCCAGTTCCATGACCCGACCTGATGCTGATTTTCCTTTCACCAGAAGCTATAGCCTCAAGAAACTCAGCCTGATAATCTAACGGCTCTACACCAAGCACTTCTCTCACAAACAATGTCGGGCTTCTAGCGTAGCGCTGAGTAAACTCAATCATCGTATTTTGAGACAAGTCATTCATGATCAACAACCTTCATCTTACGCAACGCATCTAAATGCAAATCACCAATGTTAATTTGGATGTTTTGCTGACTGCCACTACCATAACGATTTTTGTTTAAAGATGAAGCTATAAAATTGTGCTGCTGAGCTAAGCCCTTCGCAATGCCAATATCAACCTGATTAACATTCGCTTCACTAATGTCACGGCTGTTCTTACCGTTTAGAGCCTCATCAACCTCAAGCTCACGCCGCTCACGAATATCGTTCAGCATATCAAACGCCGCATCAGCATGAGCATCAGCAACTTGATGCTCTATCTCGCGTATGGCGTTGCCATACTTTTCGTGCTTCACAATATTGCGTCTAAAATAGCCGCGATCTAATCCAAGCTCTTTTGCAATCATAGGTATCGTTTTACCTGCAAGTAATTCTTGCTGCAAAACCTCAACTCCACCTCGTTTATCTAACTCTGCAATAGCTTGTTTGAATTTTGGTTTACCTGCCATGCTTTCCTCATATTATGACTTCGCCCCGTACTGCAACTAATAATAATAATATACTAAAGTAATTATTATTATTATTAGTATTAGTAATAGTACGCAAAAGTATAACTAATAATAATAATAAAAGCTAATAATATTAGTTTTTATTAGTGGGGTGGGCGCTGCGAGAAAGCATAATAAAACTCAGGGAGGTTAGATTTTATTAAACAACGCCCAAAAACTGTATAACACAAATTTTTGTGTGTGGGAATGTGTTATAGTAACGGTGGGGGGGAGGGGGCTAGGTAGGGGGGGCTAATTTATTGTATACCGTTGCCTTATTTTGTTTGCAGCTAGTCAAAAACAGTACCGCCAGAGTCAAACATGGGGCGTTGTTCTAAGTTTAACTAAGTTTAAACAAAGTTAAACATTGTTAAACAAAACCTTGCGCTCTGTTTTGTATTGTTTTATTCGCGCGCGCCCGTGCGCAACCTTGTGTCTTTGTCTGTGTCGAGCAGCTTTTTAACAAAAACCAAACAATGCTAAACAATTGAAAACAATTGTATACTAAACAGGCCATATGCTCTGAGAGGCTCTGAGAAGCCCCCAGAATCGCTAAAGGCCTTTTGTAATGCCTAGGTCAAAAAATCTCGTTTCGCTAATATTGAGCAAATTTATGTTTTAGACATTTAATATCGCTATAATATTAAAAGCATTTGACCCAATATTAAATATATGCTTATTAAAGGTATCAAAAGATTTTTAAAAAAACTGATTCGGAAAGGTTAAGCAAATGATTAGTCAAAACATACATAGAGTAGCGAACTTTAAAGTTGAGGACATTAAAGAAGGCACAAGCTGCAATGAAACATTTTATACAAGAAAAATTCTTGTGATTGATAACAAAGGCAACGAGCTTGAATTAACAATGTTTAGCGATGACAGAGACACACTAATTCCAGCTATCAGCGATCAACTAGGTTATTAATAATTGTATCAAAGTGCAGCGTTGCGGCGCTGCATTATCATACAATTCAGTATGGCAAAGAAAGGTTAAAAAAAATGGACAAAAAGACAACTCAAATAATGACAGAGATAACAGCCAGAGTAACATCTGACATGGCAACAGCAGGCCTTGATTGGGTAAAACCTTGGGTCAATGTATTGCAGCACAATCAACCAATGAGTGCTAGAAAACATCAATATAGAGGTATCAATCGAATTAATTTATCTATGATAATGGCCGCTAGAGGTTACACATCACCTGTTTTTGGAACTTGGAATCAATGGACTCAAGACTTAGGTTATGAATTGGAAGGTGCAAAGGGTAAAGGTATCAGAATTGTTTTCTGGTCACTCATTAAATATGAAGACAAGAAAACAGGTGAAGAAAAGGTTTATCCTAAATGGAACTCTTGGGTGGTTTTCAACTCTCAATATGTTAAAGGCTGGAAAGGTGATTTTTTACCTGAAGAAAAAAAGCTGTCTCAAGATTGGAGCGACATTATAGACGCTGAAAACCTTGCCGAGCTATCAGGTGCTAAATTTGTAAATGAAGACGCTAACAGCGCCTACTATCGCCCATCTAATGACACAATCAATATGCCAGCTAAAGAGCAATTTAAAACGGCGTCTGGCTACTATGGAACACTGTTTCATGAGCTTGCCCATTGGACAGGCAGCAAAAACAGATTAGACCGTAAATTCGGGACTCGCTTTGGCTCTGAGGGCTATGCTTTTGAAGAACTAATTGCCGAGCTAACAAGCGCTATCTTATCAGGTCTAACTAAAGTTGACGCTGAGCCTCGTGCAGATCATGCCAAGTATTTAAACGGCTGGATCAAGTGCCTTAAAGATGATCCTGAGGCCATCTCTAAGGCCTGCGGCGCTGCTGATAAGGCTGCTACGTTCATTTTAGAAGCTGCTGAGCAATCAGAAGCAGAAAATCAAAAAGTAGCGTCCTAGGGCGCTACACTAACCAAAGAAAGGCTAAAACAATGACAGTTAAATTAGACTCATTCAGCAACAAAAACCTTAGTTTAGATCATGCAAAAATGACTGCTGACACACTAGCATCAATCTTTAATGATATGATCCAAGCTTCAATAAATTTGGAAGCTACAAACTATGAAGACAAAGAAGCAAAAGAGATTTTCGAGAAAACCTTTTGGCGCATTTATAACACTATCGGATTTATTGAGACCGATAAATTCAGGCATCCGCACCAAGTAGGCCGAGAGGGTAACAATAAGACAATCTTTGAGAGGGCTACTAAATAAATTAATATAGCGCTTAGCAGCGCTTAGCGGCGCTGCCTTGCCCTGTATTGATGCAGGATAACAAAACAAAGAAAGGCTAAACAAATGACAAACAAATTTGATTTAAATGTGCAGTTCCACAATGGCAAATGGTGGACGGTAACTTGGACGAGTGACACAAGGTACGACAAGCACACCAAACAGCACACTTCTAAAAAGAAGGCTATTGAATATGGTGAAAGGCTACAAAATGATGAGGTAGTTGATAATTTATGCGTCTATACAAAAGACGGTAAATTTGAGTCACAAAGTTCAGTTTTATTTATTAGACCATCAAACAAAGAAAGGTTAAGCAAATGAGATTATATGCAAATGTTCACGGTCAATGGTGCGGTACTCAGATTGAGGCTAAAAAGATTGATGCTCGTTATGTCGAAGTGCCTACTGACAAACCAAACTTAATAAAGTTTTTAAACAAGCTAGGACAATCTTTTATCAATACCGCCATGTCAGAGATAGACAAGGCTAAAGAGATTGGAAAGGCAGAAGGTCACAAGCTTTCCAGAAGCGCTACAAGTGCAAGCGATTTAAACAAGTATGATGTGCATGATGTAGTTTTAAATTGCGATAGGAAGCACCTAGGTTCAGCCCTGAGTGCTATAATTAATCGACTCCATGATGAAGTTAATGAAGCGCAATAACATTATCAGACTAGCCTTTAATTAGGCTAGTTCATAATATTATTGTAATATCAGATAATATTGCTAAACTAATAATACGAATCAAAGAAAGGCTAAAACAATGGACAATAATTTATGGGAAGCTGAAACATGGCGCGATATGTCAGGCAACTTTGTAGGCTACAGAGTTTTAAAGAGAGACAGCAAAGGTCAAGTTTCAGATATTAACTCAGGTTTTGTAGTTGATATTTATAATCCTAAAAGAAAAACTCATATGATGTATGAGAAAGCTTTAAACAGAGCTAACGAATTAAACACAATGAAAGGCTAAAACAATGCAAACTATAACAACTAAATATTTAAGCCCTACAGATTGTAAGGGATCAAGATTTAAGGCAACCCATACGGGCGGCGTTGAGAGTGTAACTATATCAAGAAATTATGCTGTAGAGGCTGAAGACAACCACAGAGCAGCAGCGCACGCGCTTGCTAAAAAGTTAAACTGGCAAGGCTCATATATTGGCGGTCATACAAAAGACGGCATGATCTGGGTTAACTCAAAACCGTTATATAAATTTAATACAAAAGACGGCATTGATAAGGTTTTGCAGAGGGTAAGCAAATGACACTTGCACAAAAAATAGCTGCTGCAATTGATGAAGCAGCAACATTAGAAAACGCATCAACATATAAAACTAAAGTAGATAAGTTTTTATTTGCTGAATCTTGCTTAGAGCATACACCATCTTTTCAAGATGTGAAGCTTGAAGAGTTTAGTTTAACTTATACACCAAACCGAGTTGAGAGGGCTGTGGAAGCGCTTGAAAATCGTTTTGATAAAATTAATGAGACTACATCGCTTGAACATTACAAGCGCAATCAAGAAAGGCTAAGACAATGACAGACTTAATAAAAATACCGCAGCGATTTTATGATGACCACAAAGAGAGAGATTTAGAAAGTCCTGCAATTATTAAAGAAACTAAAACCCATTATTGGATAAAGGCAGATGATCCTGATATTCCAGAATTAATATCTGATGCAGATTATTATTATAAGATGTGGGAAATGGGCGCTTGGGAAAACTACCTTTTTGGTATTTGCATGAGTGCCAAAGCAACTCTTAAAGCATTACAGCAGAAAGGCTAAGACAATGACTACATGGGAAATAATCTGGTTTACTGTAACAAGAT